GTTAGGCGAAATCATTTGTCCGGCTACATTAAGCGTTTACGAGCGCGTTTGTCCCCGGAGAAGGTCAGATTTTTTGGTTGCGGTGAGTATGGCGAACGTGGCGGACGACCTCATTATCACGCCATTTTGTATGGCGTTAATGGGGAGGAAGTTTCGATTCGTAAGGCATGGGATGTAGGCCATGTTGGTGTGCATAAGTTGACGCCAGCGGCGATTAAGTACGTGGCGGGTTATTGTGCCAAGAAGGAAGGTTGGCATGGCCAGTTTCAGGAAGTGCTTGACAAGGAAACTGGCGAATTGTATGGTAGGGAAGCACCCTTTGTGTTGATGTCCCGGAACCCCGGAATTGGGGGTTCGGCTAGGAAGTTTTGGCGTAGTTGGTCACGTTTTGCTGTGCTTGATGGCACCAAGTATCCTGTTCCCCGGTATTTGCATGAGGCGTTTAAGAAGAACGCTGATCCGGTGTTTCAGGAGGAAGTAGCACACGAGAAGTGGCAGCATCGCAGGGTTTCTAGTAGGGAACAGCGGGATGCGGCAGAGGCGATTGCCATGTCGCGGTTGTCACTGCAAAATCAACGGAGGATGTACGGATGATGCATGTGTATGCGATTCGCGATAAGGTTGCAGAGAGCATTGGGCAGCAGGTGTGGCTGTTTAAAGCCGACGCCGCTGCTATTCGTTTTTTCCATGATGTGCTGAGTGATGCGAAGTCGTATCCGGCGCAGCATCCTGACGATTATGAACTTTTGTCGCTAGGAATGCTTGAAGATGACGGGACGTTTATGGGTGCTCCGATGGTTATTTTTTCTGGAACGCAGTGGAAGCAGGCGCGTGAAGCGGCTGACGCTGCTAAACTTGATGAGGCTATTGGCTAATGTCGTATCAGTTGCCTGCGCGTAAGCTTGCGAGTCAGCAAGATAGCGCGATGATCCAGCGGCCTGATGTGCCGCGTTCGAAGTTTCTTGGGTCGTTTACTCGGAAAACGACGTTTAATGCGGGTCTGCTGGTTCCGTTTTTGGTCGATGAGGTGTTGCCGGGCGATCATTTGAAGTATGATTGCACGGCGTATGTGCGTATGGCGACGCCGTATTTTCCGCTGATGGATAATCAGCGGATTGATACGCATTTTTTCTTTGTTCCGAATCGGCTTGTGTGGGCGAATTGGCGAAAGTTTATGGGTGAGCAGGCGAACCCTGATTCGTCCATTGACTACACGATCCCGCAGATTGAGGCGGATGGTAGTGCGGGTTTCCCAGTGGGAAGTCTTGGTGATTATTTTGGTTTGCCGCCCCAGGCGCTTGGTGCGCGAGTGAACGCGCTGCCGTTTCGTGCGTATGCACTGATTTATAACGAGTGGTTCCGCGACGAGAATCTTATTAATTCGGCGCATATGTCCACTGGTGATGCGCTTGAGCAGTGGTGGCAGTATCCGGTGCGTCGTCGTGGGAAGTCTCAGGACTATTTTACGAGTGCGCTTCCGTGGCCCCAGAAGTTCACGGCGCCGTCGATTCAGTCGGCGGTGAGTGGACTTGGTATTGCTAGTGCTGATCTGAACGTTGGTACTGGTCCGATTGGTTCGGTGTATGATACGGCCTCCGGTCTGACGGCGACGTCGTACGCAAATGCGTATGATGGAGCGACGGTTCCGTATTGGATGAAGGCGACGGCTGCGGGGTATCCGCAGGTGTATGCTGAAGCGTCGGTCAATTCGTTCAGACAGGCCTTTTTGGTGCAGCAGTTGCTGGAGCGAGATGCTCGTGGGGGCACTCGGTATACTGAGATCGTTCGGTCGCATTTTGGTGTTATTTCGCCGGATGCGCGTCAGCAGCGTCCAGAGTATATTGGCGGCGGTTCTTCTGCGTTGAATATTACGCCGGTGGCGCAGACGACGGGCGGTGCTGGTACGATCGGTATTCTTGGTGCTGCGGCGACGTCGGTAGGTAAGCATAATGCGACGTATGCGTCGACGGAGCATGGTTATGTTATCGGGATGATGTCGGTTCGGTCCGAGCTGTCGTATAATCAGGGTATTCCTCGGACGTTTAGCCGTCAGACTCGATATGATTTTTACTGGCCTTCGCTCGCTGGTCTTGGCGAGCAGGCTATTCTCCGTAAGGAGATTTTTGCGACCGGTAACGCGAATTCTGATAATGTCGTTTTTGGTTATCAGGAGCGTTGGCATGAGTACCGCACTCGGTATTCCGATGTGACGGGTCGGTTCCGTACCGGTGTGACGGGTTCGCTTGATGCGTGGCATTTGGCGCAGAATTTTGCGTCTGCGCCGGTGCTTGGTCAGACGTTTATTGAGGATTCGCCGCCGATGGCGCGTGTGCTTGCGGCTGGACAGACGGCGACTGATCAGCGTATTGAGTATCTGGCTGATATTCTTGTTCAGCGTGAGGCGGTTCGTCCGCTGCCGATGTTTGGTACGCCGGTGACGCTGGGTCGGTTCTAATGCCGCTGCCCGCTATTCTCGGTTCGATTGGGAAGGCGGTTGGTAAGCTTGCTCCCGCCGCTCTAGATATTTTAGGGCGGCGGCAGCAGAACCAAGCGCAGCGAGCGGAGGCGCGTCGCGCCGAAGCGTTTGCGGAGCGTATGTCGTCGACGGCCGTGCAGCGGTCGAAGGCTGATTTTGAGGCGGCCGGATTTAATCCGGCGTTGGCGTATGGACAGAGTGCGAGTTCGCCAGGTGGTGTTCAGGCGTAAGTTTGTAATGAGTTGAGTGGAGCGTATTCGTCGGCGCAGCAGGCGGCGATGAATCGT